AAGATCGGGCTTATGCGGTCTGAGCCGTTCGGGCTGTTGCGTGGCGTTGCCATGCACGGCAGGACTCATCTGACTACTGACATACCCACAGCAATGACAGACGGACGGGACTGCTGGTACAACCCTGAGTTCTTATTCAAGAAAATCAGCAACGGAGACAAAGCAGTCGCCTACGTCATGGTGCATGAGTGGCTGCACAAAGCTGGGGTACACATGCTGACCTACCGTCGCCTTGCCGAGCGAAACGCCCGAGTCGCTAACATGGCGATGGACTATTGGAACAATGACCGCATCTTGTTGGCTGACCCTGACCATAAGCTCACCGAGATGCCCGAGGACAAGAACGGTAAGCCTATAGGCTTGCACGACATCAAGTATCGAGGGTGGACAATCAAGAGGATATTCAACGACCTACTTGAAAATCAGCAAGACCCTGATGATGACGACGGCGGGGGCGAAGGTGACGGTGACGGTGACGATGACGGTGACGCAGGACTTGACGATCACGATTGGGAGGGGGCTAAGAAGCTCACCGAGGAGGAAGCCGAGCAGGTCAAGCAAGATGTGACCGAAGCTATCCGACAAGGTATCCATGCCGGTAGTAAAGCAGGTGCAGGAGGCTTAAAGGACGCCCTTGGACTGGGAGAACTGATTACACCAAAGGTGGATTGGCGTGACGCACTGCGGATGTTTATGAACTCAACGTGCCGCAAGAAAGAACGCAGCACATGGCGCAGACCTAACCGTAGGTATCTGCATCAAGACATCATTATGCCTACGCTAGAAGGTAACGGTGTGAATGAGATCGCAGTGTGCCGAGACTCCTCATACTCTATGCGGTACGACAACAGGCTCAACAAAGTAACGAGTGAACTGGTGGGTCTTGTAAAGGCATTGCACATCGACAAGGTACATCTAATTGATTGGGATGGTGCAGTGGAGTATCGAGGAGTGTTTACCAGTGATCAACTGAAAGACGCTCCCGAGGTTAAGAATGTAGTGGGGGGCGGAGGCACTGACCCTACGTGTGTCTCTGACTACTTGAACAGCAACAACATCAAGCCAGACTGTGTGGTAATGCTGACTGATGGTGAGATCAGCAACTGGGGGAATTGGATGATTCCAATTCTGTGGGCAATAACGAACGACAACAACATAACTGCCCCTATGGGCAAGACAATCAACATTGACTAGGTACGGATTCCGTACCTTTGGAGAACGATAATGAGTATAGCAAACAGTGCAGTACTAGTACGTCTAAACATTAGCGTATGGGGAGCAAGCAAGCGTAACAGAGACCTAGAGAATGAAGTCGCTAGGCGCAAGAACGCAGACCCAAAAGCAATGCGTATGTACGACAACCTGATGGTGGGTTCAACTGGGCACAAGGATGTACAGAAACATGCCGCTAACGTTCGACTGTGGCATACCAACATGACTCTACCTTGGGACGAGCGAGGCTACAGGCTTTGTCCTACTAGTCTGTTCCTAGACTACAAGTCGAGACACAACCTTAAAAAGGCAGCGTTTGATTCTATGTTGGATACGTTTCGAGTTAAGTACTTTAGCTACCGCGAGACAGCTAGGCAGTATCGAGGTGACATGTTCAATGAGAATGACTACCCGCCGGTAGCGGAAGTATTGAGTAAGTTTGCATGGAACTTTGTAGTATCACCGGTCCCTGAGAGCGGCCACCTGTGCATAGACCTACCAGAGCAGGAGATGCAAGAGCTTCGACAGTCTTGTGATGAGGAAGTCGAACGTAAGGTAGCGGAGGCAGCCAAGGAAAATGAGAAGCGGCTACTAAAGGAGCTGCAAGGTATCAGTGCGAAGTGTACGGACACTGGAGACGATGATGAGGACGATAAGAAACGGTGGCATGACACGTTTGTTACCAACCCCATTGACTTGTGCCGAATGCTTAAGCACATGAACTTGTCTAATGACCGCAAGGTCGAGGAAGCACGACAACGCCTTGAAGATGTTATGGCAGGTAAAACAAAAGAGATGTTCAAAGACTCCTCAGCTATCCGACAGGAAGTAAAGGACGAGGTGGACTCAATAATTACATCGTACGATTGGTAAGGGGAACGCAATGATTGAAACAGTATATAGCGAAAACTCGTACGAAACGGAAAAAGACCTACAACGCATAAAGAAAGGTGAGAATAAACACCTTAGCAATATGCCAACAAATGTTTTATATAATAGCCGGGCACACAATCTTTCAGACGACATGAAATTGGAAAGAGATTGTATGTATGACTTCCTTCTACATGTTAGTGAACGGTATCCGCACTACATATTCTTAACTGAGGGTAGAACAGACCTATCATATGACAATATACTGCATGCACGAGAAATAGCAGTGTTTAGTGGGGAAGAGCCACTAGGCAGGATAAAGAACCTATACACGAGGGAATTTGTTTTCCGCAACAACAGGGTACAACGGGAAGTTAAGAGAGGTAGAGGAAAGAAAACGACTAAGCTGAGCGTCGCTAAAAGTATGTTCGCTAAATACTTTTATGGTATTACTACGAACGAGCGCATGCAGGTAGTAGCGTCCGAGGTAACGCACAAACTTAATCATACTTTGTACACCCTACGTGCTGAGCAGAGAGGAGCTGAGCAGGGAGTGAAAGATTTTGTTATCAGCCAACTAGACAATCAATTTCTAACAGGCGCACTTAAAACTATGGGTGGCGCAGACCTTGTGCAGAAGCACCAAGAGGCAGCACATGCGCTAGAACTGGTAAACACAATTGATAATGTTAGGCACAAAGACAGAGGTTACTATGTGTTGCTAGAGGGGGAGCAGTATTTACATGGCGAGATGGTATGAGTACGCCTAAACGTCTTAGTCGAGAGGCAATGCCGCAAGATTTAAAATTGGCTATAGGTATGCTAAAACTAGCCGAAGACGATACGATCTTAGCAGGGGCGGGTTTCAAACTAAACCAAAATAAATTCTTTATACGAGACGAGGTGCAACTTGAATTCGATAGCTGAAAGAACCAACAAAGGTAGGGGCAAACAAAAAGAACCTACTTTAGTACATGTAAACATGCGACTACCTGAATACGTAGTGTCGCATTTTAAAACGCATGAAAACTATACTAGCGTGATGAGAACGGTGCTAACTCAGTATGTAGATAACAAGAGAGAACGACACAACTAAGGTACGGAATCCGTACCTTACCAAAGACTTAGCCCCGCCTCCGTGCGGGGTTTTTTTTACCTTTACAAAGTCCAATCTTTACGCTACTCTTCTTGTTTGGCTTTAACTCCCGAAAAGAAAGTTAAGAACAATGTGGTTCGTTTACTTAAAGAACGCGGCGCATATTATTTTTTCCCCGCTAGCTATGGCATGGGACGCAGCGGAGTGCCCGACATAGTGTGCTGCCTACATGGGCACTTCATCGGCATCGAGTGTAAGGCAGGTAAGAACAAAGCTACAGAACTACAACTCAGAGAGCTAACTGCTATTAGAGAGGCGGAAGGCACAACTTTTATAATCAACGAAGAGAACATTGGAGTACTCGCAGAGTACTTAAAATCCTATGGACATACTAACAATAGACTTTGAAACCTACTACGCTAAAGACTACGGTCTTAGGAAACTGACTACTGAAGAATACATAAGAGACCCACGCTTTGAAGTTATCGGTGTGGCGATTAAAAAAATTGGGGCAGAACTATCATCAGGAAACGCTAATGCGCCAGTCTGGTTTTCGGGCAGTAAAAAACAAACCGCTAAATTTTTAGCCCAGTTCGATTGGGGTAACTCTATTGCGCTTGCGCACAACGCTATGTTCGATATGTCTATACTTAATTGGCACTTCGGCATTAAGCCTAAGAAGATAGCCGACACTCTAGCTATGGCGCGAGCGATACACTCCATAGAAGTAGGTGGGAGCTTAGCCGCCCTGTCTGAATATTATGAGCTAGGCGCAAAGGGTACTGAAATACACGCAGCAATCGGTAAGAAACGTTTAGACTTTACGACGGAAGAACTTGAGGCGTACGGTGGGTACTGCATCCAAGATGCCGAGCTTACGTATAAACTTTTCCAAGTCCTCAATAAAGATTTCCCTAACTTTGAATTAGCCCTCATAGATTTAACCATACGTATGTTCAGTGAGCCTGCGCTAGTACTGGATAAAGAAATACTCGCCGGGCACTTAAAGCAAATTAAACAAACTAAACAAGCACTAATGGATAAGGTGGCTCACGAAAAAACAAAGCTAACGAGCAACCCCCAATTTGCTGAGCTACTGCGTAGCTATGACATAGAACCCCCACTTAAAATAAGCCCCGCGACAGGCAAAGAGACCTATGCGTTTGCTAAAAGCGATGAGGCATTCAAGGCGTTACAAGAGCATAGAAACCCGGAAGTACAAGCGCTAGTAGCTGCTCGACTAGGGGTTAGGTCTACCATTGAAGAGACCCGCACTCAACGCTTTATAGATATAGCAAACCGTGGCACGCTACCTATCCCCTTACGCTATTACGCTGCCCACACCGGACGGTGGGGTGGCGATGACAAAATCAATATGCAGAATTTACCTAGAGGCTCACAGTTAAAGAAAGCAATGTGCGCTCCAGACGGGTACAAGTTTATAGACTGCGACTTATCTCAAATTGAAGCACGTACGCTAGCATGGCTAGCGGAAGAGACAGACTTAGTTGAGGCATTCGACAGAGGCGACGATGTGTATAAGATTATGGCGTCCGCTATCTATGATAAGCCTGAGTCAGAGATAACCAAGGAGGAGCGATTTGTAGGTAAGACTACGATACTAGGAGCAGGTTATGGTATGGGTCACGTTAAGTTCCGCGCTCAGTTAGCTACTTTCAACGTAGAGCTATCCGAGGAAGAGTGCGACAGGATTATTCGTGTGTATAGAGAGACTTACCCACGCATCCCTGCTTTATGGAGAGCGGCTAATAAGGCGCTAAAGACCATGATGAAAGACAAAGTAGAGGAGCTAGGCAAAGAAGGCATCCTTACTGTGGAAGGCAGTACAGGCATACGCCTACCTAATAAGTTGTACATAAAGTATCCTAACTTACGTACTCAAGCCGCAGAGGAAGAGGGCGGGTACGATGAGACGGTTTACGATACCCGCAAAGGTAGGGCTATAATCCCTAACCGCATTTACGGTGGTAAGGTAATTGAGAACGTTTGCCAAGCCCTAGCTCGCATAGTTATTGGCGAGCAGCTCTTACGGGTAGCTAAAAAGTACAAAGTAGTAATGACTGTACACGATGCTATTGGATGTATTGTTCCAGAAGACGAAGTAAAAGAAGGAATGCTTGCAGTAGAAAAAGTTATGAGGATTAGTCCTAAGTGGGCACCTGACTTACCTCTTGATTGCGAGGGCGGTTACGGTGGATCATACGGAGAGTGTTAGTAATATCCCAGTGGGCGGTGGGTAGGTTTGTAATGGCTGAAAACACCCACAGTATGCAACGTACAACACCTATTATACTCCTTTTTATAAGGCGTTCTCTTTGTTGAGGTGTGCATACCGGCTAGCCCACGCTACGGGCCTTTAATTTAGGAGAATGATGATGATAATGAATATGGCAGACAAAAGTTTTGAAGTACAAAACGTAGAAGCCTCAGAGTTGGAGGATTACATGAACGACTTAGCCGAAGAGGGACGGTCTTTGTACAACCTCTTCCCAATTCAAGCCCGTGGCGAACCTTGGGTTACGGTTATTTCCTACGTACCCTATAACTGGGAGGCGGCGGACTTGAAATACACACAACGCGAGGCAGCGGGATTACAAGCTGAAAAAGACAACCAGAAATACTGGGCGGCTAAGTTAGCGGAGAAGAGTGGAGGACACTCTAATGAATGATAAAGACCCAGTTATGGTAGACCTTGAACGCTACCTCGATACTCTAGAAGAAGATTACGTAGACCCCGCTGAGTTTGCACTTGATCGTGCTGAATACTTAGCAGATCGTGAAGGATAGATACCAGCACCCTAGGAGCAAGGCGAATGAGTAAAGGTAGTAGGCGAAGGCCAACAGCAGTATCCACTGCCGAGGCACGTCAAAACTGGGATAAGGTTTTTAATAAGGATAAGGAGAACGTATATGATTCACGTAACAGCGCCGCGAACACAAAGGACAGCAGAAGAGTTAGAAGAGGCAAGAAACAGGGCTATCTTGGAGGACTGGAAGAAGGCTGACGCCGAGGCTAACGCACTCAATAAACAAACAGGGGGGACACACTACAAAGATATGCCCATCCAGCCAGCCGAATACGCGGAGAAGAATGGCTTAAGTTTATTAGAGGGTAACGTAGTGAAATACATTTCTCGCTGGAAGAAGAAGGGAAACCCGCTGGAAGACTTGACCAAAGCAAAGCATTGCATCGACCTTCTAATCGAGATACACGAGGTAGAATGAAAATAATAATCGAAGTAGATGGCAAAGATGCCGAAGAACTTTTTGCCTTACTTGATCGCGTAGTCGAAGCGGTAGAGAAATTGGAAACAATACTTGAGGAGTTTGAAGATGAGTCACTTCACTGATCCTGTGGCTGCGTTAGAAGAAGCAGAGTTTTTAGCTAAAGCGGATCAGGTTCGTATGTATGTGGTGGAGACTGCACCTAATCATATTGAAATAATGACCGCCGAAGAAGCCTATACGGCGGGGGGTATAGTGTTAGAAACAATAGTCCCTACAGTGGGCCACGATATATTTTAGAGGGTGATTATGTTTGTAGAAAATAGTTATGGTATAAAACCACCTCGCCTCTCAGCGAAAAGTAAATCCTTTAACGCAAGCAGCGTCAGAAAACTTAGATTGCTGTGGGATACGTTCGATTACGAGACCCAGTTGCGTGCAGCTAAAACAATACGTTGTTTAGAGACACAGGAAGCGTACGAATGATTACCAAGATAGATACGTTAACCTTTGACCAGAAAGAAAAAGAGCGAGAGAAGATAGCGCAGGATATTAAAAAATACCTAGCCGAAGGCGGTAAGGTAACACAGTGCTCACCCCGTGCGTTTACGCAAGTAAAAGGGGTAAAGAAAAAGTTTTCTAGCGAGCAGTTTGGTTCGGCACCCGGCTCAACCAGCCGAGAATTTTTAAAAGAGAAAGGTTAAACATGGCAGCTTGGTCTTATAGTAGTGTAAATACATTTAAGCAATGCCCTAAAAAATACTACCACCTAAAAATTGCTAAGGATGTAAAGGACAGGGGTAATGCAGCTACTGCGTACGGCAGCAGAGTGCATAGTGCTGCTGAAAAATATATAAGGGATGGAAACCCGCTGGAGCGCGAGTATAAATTTTTGCAAGGTACGCTAGACGCCTTCAATAGTATAGAAGGTGACAAGCATTGCGAGATTAGACTTGGAGTGTCTAAAGAGGGTGGAGTTTTTAAACCTACAAAGTTTTTTGGCAACGATGTTTGGTACAGGGGTATAGCAGACCTACTTATAATAAACGAAGATAAAGCTTACCTCATCGATTATAAAACTAGCAAAACTGCAAACTACGCGGACACTAAACAGTTAGATTTACTTGCAGGGGCTGTGTTTATAAATTACCCCGAAGTAAAAAAGATTAAGTCTGCGTTATCGTTTGTTGTGTGTAACGGTTTTGTAACTAAAGAGCATACTGTAGATATGTACAAATCTTACATTGGCACATTCGACGAAGCTTTAGAACAGATAGAAGTAGCTACTACAGCAGACGTATGGAATGCCAAGGATGGGCCTTTGTGTGCGTACTGTCCGGTTACTAGCTGCGAACACCACAGGAAACGATGATGAGCTACAACTACGTTATATTGGTAGAGGTGGATGAACAGACCTATGTAGACGGGCACTACAAAGACGAACAAATGGCAATAGATGTTTTTGAGCATTGGGCAGAAAGATACCCAAATCTTGAGTTTGAATTAGCAGAGCTTGTTGCGGGTAATAACCCAATACCTGATGAAATTTTTATGGCTAATAACAGAGTAATTTTAGAATTTGCTAACAGCTTAGCCGAGATTACACACGGTGAGAACTATACAAAAACGCTACACTAAATATAGAGGAGGCCGTCATGGCTGCTAAGAAACGAGATTACAAAGACGAGTACGCTAAGTACCAAGGCACTGAAGAGCAAAAAAAGAAACGCGCCCAACGCAACAAAGCTAGGCGTAAGGCAATGCGAGAGGGAAAAGTTTCTAAGGGTGACGGCAAAGATGTGGCCCATAAGAAAGCAATGGACAAGGGTGGCAAGAACTCTGATGGTACTAGAGTAGAGACAGCTAGCCGCAACCGATCCTTTAAACGGGATTCTAAAGGCAACCTTGTATCGGAAACTAGCACGCGTGAGCGTAAAAACAAAAACAAGGGGTAAACTATGTTAGCTATGGGTGCTGCAATTAAAGCTAAAGTAAACCACTACTTGCAGAAAGTTCTTAAGTATTTTAGTAAGAGCAAAGCTGTAGTTCCGGTGAAGCGACGCAAGAAATATACAAAGGGCAGGGGTAAAACAATAAAACAGACCCTTGCTAACTTGGATAGAAATTTTAAAGAGATGTCCCGTGCTACGGGCGAGCGATCATGGGATAGCAAAGCAAATACCAACGCTCTTAAAAGGCTAGGTGTCTTTGTGGCTCCTACTGCAATGACTGCAAGGGACTTGGTAGAGACCCGAGTAGAAGTACCAGAAAAGTTTCCGGGGATTATGTTTGTTGCTACAAATATGGTTTTCCCCGACGACAGTGGAGATAAAGTATTTCCTAATTTTTTCTACGCTACAAAATACGAAAGTTCTCCTCTTCATGTGGAGCCTACAAAAGACATTGTTTATAAAATAGGATTGAGCGTGCCTCTTGGTCCTGAAAAAGCTAAAAATAAAAATAAAGTGGGTAAAAATTACTGGTTGTATTTTTATGTAGCAGTAAACCCGAAGGGCGAAGTGCAAACTTTGCGTTGGGTGACAGATGACATGGTGACAATACCCCACAAAAAGAAACCGGGTAACGTTTACGGTAAGAAAACATGCTTCACCCGAAAAACTTGGCAACACCCTGATATATTTGAGCATGAATGGACAGTTAAAGACGTTGGTAAAGAAGCTGCGCATGTAGGTATTTTTTGCGCGTGTTTTAATTTTTGGAATAATCGTGACAAGATGTGGACAGTGCAAACAAAAAAGAATGACTCACGCATGAGTTTTTGCATAGACACAAAAGATACAAAACATTATTTCAAAGACAGAGAGTACGCTACTACGTTGAGTGGAAACAGAAAGAAAATAATACATTTTGTAGAAGAGCACACGCGTCTTACTCCAAAAGGCAATGTTGTAGTGCGAGAACATATACGCGGCGAACGCAAGTTTGTTTGGAATGGTTATCAATGCAACGTGAAAGCACCGAAGTTTAATAACATTACTGACATGCATGGCTTTAACGTGCCTTCGTTTGAGTGTGAAGAAGATGACCCGCTAATAAACAAATCAATGGACATGGACGATTTAGCCCGTGAGCTAACTCCTTACCTCGACCAAGAACAAAAAAACATATACGGAAAGAGATAAACAGTGAAAGTAATAGACAATAAAGCCTTAGTACTAAAAACAAAACGTCCTCATTTAATTACTGAGCAAATAGACGATTATAAAATACTCAATGAAGTAGATGGGGTTTACAAGATAGCAGTCCCTTGGAGGCTGCATGAAGCCCAAGTACTTGCGGGGTTAAAAGTAAAACAAGTACCGTCTCCTATGGCCCGTGACTATTCGTATACTGGAAGGTATGAACCGTTCGACCACCAAAAAGAAACCTCGTCTTTCCTAACACTACACAAGAAAGCTTTTTGTTTTAACGAACAAGGCACCGGCAAAACAGCGTCTGTAATATGGGCAGTAGATTACTTGATGCAGCAGGACAAAGTTAAACGTGTCCTAGTTATATGCCCTCTGTCTATTATGAAATCTGCATGGCAAGAAGATTTGTTCAAGTTTGCTATGCACCGTAGTTGTTCTGTAGCACATGGGACTTCGGAGCAACGGAAGAAAATACTAAATGCGGGTGCTGAGTTTGTCATTATAAATTTTGATGGGGTAGCTGTAGTTAAGGATGAAATTATTAATGGGGGCTTTGACGTAATTGTAGTAGATGAAGCTAACGCCTACAAAAACGCACAGACTAACCGGTGGAAAACTTTGCGCGACATTACGGCGAGTACTACTTGGCTTTGGATGCTTACTGGTACTCCCGCAGCACAATCACCTGTAGATGCTTTTGGCTTGGCTAAGCTAGTTAACGCAAAGAACGCACCTAAATACTACGGCCAATTTAGAGACAAGGTAATGCACAAAGTGTCTCAGTTTACGTGGCGTCCCAAACCAGAAGCGAATGAAATAGTACATGAAGTGTTGCAACCTGCCATTAGGTTTGAGAAAGACCAGTGTTTAGATTTGACTTCTGTTACTTACGTAGAGCGAGAAGCGCCGCTTACTAAACAACAAGCTTCGTACTATAAAAGGTTAAAGGATCGCATGACTATGGAAGCTGACGGGGAGCAGGTCACTTCTGTTAACGCTGCCACTAACTTAAACAAGCTACTGCAAATATCAGGGGGTGCGGTCTACACGGACGATAGACAAGTCATTGAGTTTGATGTAAGTAACCGTTTGAATGTCGTTAAAGAAGTAATAGACGAATCTTCCCACAAGGTACTTGTCTTTGTACCCTTTACACACACTATAGAATTACTAAACGATTTTTTAATTAAAAGTAAAATTCCGTGCAAAATAATATCGGGTAAAGTTTCTGTAAATAAACGAAGCGAAATAATTAAAGACTTCCAAGAAACAGATAAGATTCAAGTGCTTATCATACAGCCACAAGCAGCGTCACACGGTCTAACTCTAACCGCAGCTAATACTATTATTTGGTACGCTCCTGTTACTAGCGTAGAGACTTACTTGCAAGCTAATGCGCGCATTGACAGGCCGGGACAACATAACCCGATGACAGTTGTCCACATACGCGGCAGTGAAGTTGAGACTCGGCTCTACACTATGCTGCGCTCTAAGGTAGATCACCACACCAAAATAATTGATTTGTATAAACAAGAACTAAATACTTGACACTGTAAAGAGTATTGGTAAACTACTTCTCCCTACAAGAAAGGAGGAGTAATGAAACAGACAGCCGACAAACTAACTGACATCTATATCAAGATGCGTGAAGCTATAAGAGATAAAGAAGAAGAGATAAAAACAATAAAAGCGCAGCAAGATAAGATTACTCAGCAGATGCTAGAACTCTGTGATGAACAGAATCTAGACAGTGTAAGAACTCCCGCAGGAACTATTTCACGCAGAGTACATACTAGCTACTGGCCTAGTGATTGGGACAAGATGCACAAGTTTCTCAAAGATAATGATGCACTTCATTTACTTGAAAAGCGTATGCACAGCACGAACATGCGAGAGTTCTTAGAAGCTAATCCTGATGTAGCACCTCCGGGGCTACAAACAAACCGCAAGTACACTATAACTGTACTTAAACCGCGCAAAGCATGAATAGGTTAAGAATTCAGGATGGGTGCTTTATACACCCAGCCACCTATGAACCTTTGAAGTCTGTAGAAGTTGTTATAACAAACAGCGGTACGCTATCCAGAAACTATTACAAAGACAACAGTTTAACGTGTTGGTCTTTTGATTGTGATTTTCCAGCAACGTCAGTACCTGCTAGCAACATACAGGCTAAGCGATGTATGGACTGCCCCCAAAGTATAAAAACTGGCAGGGGTGTAGGAGGGGCTCTTTGTAAGTACTTCACGAACATTGAAGTTGCCTTTCTTAAAACAGATTTTCTTTATGAGCTTAGATTAAATGCGTTAAGTTTATTCTCAAAAGAAGACAACAGGATGAGCCTATATAAGTATATAGAACATCTTGAGCGTAACCGAGAGCACGTCGGCAATGTGCTAACCGAAATATATTTTGTACCGCATAGAAATTTCTACAAGATGTATTTTAAACCGGTTCGACCTCTTACAGAGGAAGAGCTTGCAAATATACAACAGCTTTTAAACAAAGTTGAAAACATAAAATTAATCCCTTTTAAGGAGCAAGAAATGTCTAACATGTCTCATATCATCCGCAACGTAGCTGCGCGTTACCCTCGTTTAGACAAGCCGTACAGGTTTGATAACAAAGCAGGTGCAAACGGTAAGAGCGTACCGTGTGACCCGACAGAAGACGGTGCGAAGTACGAGCTAGATTTTATACTGAGCAGTGAGAAAGCTAAAGAACTGTACCAAATCATGCAAGACTCATATACCAACGCGTCAGGACGTGATAAGTCTTGGCCCAAAAAACTTGAGATGCCTTTTAAAAAATTAGAGGACGGGAGTTTTGTGGGTAAGGCTAGTCTTAAAGTTGCATATAGTGGTAACTCTACTTCACCCCCGGATCAGTTTGATGCAAAAAACAAAAGGCTAGATGAAGGCTTTATGTTAACTACTGGTAGCACAGTAAACATAGCAGTCGAATTCATACCCTATAAAATGGCAGCCACGGGCGTATCTCTTCGGTTGCGTGGCGTACAGGTACTAAAGTATTTGCCTTACAAACCTGCTTCGCCATTTGGAGAAGAAGACGGTTTCAGTGCGGATGCAGAGTCTGGTAGTCCTTTTCAGACAGAAAGTTCAGATGGCATGTTTGAGTCTGAAGTTGCTACCACTTCCGCTGACGCTTTTGACGCTGAAGAAGAAGAAGAAGTTAAAGAACCGGTTAAACGTAAGAAAAAAATTGAAACTCCTAACGACGATGACGATGACATAGAAGATATTATTTCATCATGGGGAAGTGACGACTAATGAGCTATGGCTATACGACACGCATCGATAGTCTAAACCAAAAAGCTGACCAATCTCTTCTGGGGGTTCGTCTTGGTAGGGTGTGCATCGACAATGATGTATCAGTTACTGAGATGGCCTCCCAGTTGGGGGTTAGTAGGCAGACTATTTATAACTGGTTCGTGGGTTTCCACGAGCCTAACAACGAACTCACAGTTTACGTAGAAGCACTGATAAGCGAGTACAAATAATGCAAGCTTTTGACCTCATAGATTACGCCGTCCCTAGGGGTGGCATATATAATGTGGTCGGCATGAAAGACGGTAGACCCATACCAAAGTTTACCGACAGTCTAGCAGTGGCATATACAATAGCTGATGAATTCTCTGAGCAAGGCATGGATGTATTTTTTGCTCTAGGGAAGCTAAAAGAAAAAGGTAATAGGAAGATAGAGAATGTAGAGTCTCTGGGTGCTATTTGGCTTGATATAGACTGCGGAGGAAACAAAGCAGAAGAAATAGAGCCGTCCACAGGGCTACCAAAAGGGTACGCTAGCCAAGCAGAAGGCGCTAAGGCGCTTAAAGCTTTTTGTGCTACCGTCGATTTGCCGGAACCTACAATAGTAAATTCCGGTTATGGTTTGCATGTCTATTGGGCTTTTACTGAAGAGGTGCCTACAGAACAATGGCTACCTATAGCTAAGCGGTTAGAAGAAGTATGTGTTACTCAGAAATTTTGTGCTGATCCTAATGTGTTCGATCCTTCTCGCATCCTGCGAGTGCCGGGCACCTACAACCAAAAGAAGGAGGACCCTAAGTTAGTAAAGATAATTAACCCTACATCTGCACGGCATGAACCTAACGATATACGTGCTCTGCTAGGAGTAGACCCTAATGCAGTTATAGTGAAGAGAAGTAGTAAGCTAACATTAGATGTGTTGGAAAAACTACTCGACGAAAATAAAGACTATAAGTTTTCTAAGATAGTGGGCAGGGACACTCCTTGCTTGCAGCTTAAAGACAGCTTAATTAACAGGGCAACTTTATCTGAGCCTCGTTGGTTTAATGCTCTTTCTGTAGCTAAGTTTTGTGAGGATGGTAGCAAGGCAATTCACACTATATCTCAGAGCCATCCAGACTATGATTTTCATGCAGTGGAAAGAAAAATAGTAGGAATAAAGGGGCCACACTCTTGTGAAGAATTTGAAAAGAACAACCCTACAGGGTGCAAAGGTTGCCCACACAAGAAAAACAAAGAAATAAAAGGCCCTTACAGTTTAGGTAAAGTTATAAAGAAGTCTTCCTCTAGTCCCATAAATAAATTTGAACCCTATTTTAGGGGTAAGACCGGGGGTGTATACAAGATGGATGGTGAAGACCCTAAGCTTGTATATGAGCACGACCTATATATACAAAAACAAATGTGGGACGACGAGCAAGGTTTCGTGTCGGTGTTTGTATTTCACTCTCCGCATGACGGAGTACGCGAGTTCACTATACCTAACGAAAGCTTAGAAAAAAGATTACTACTTAAAACTCTTGCGCATAACGGAGTAGTAGCAGGCACTGCAAACGCGGCGCTACTACATGATTACGTAACGCGGGTTATTCAAATACTACAAACACAGAAAAAGGCAGACATCATGCGATTACAATTCGGTTGGGCTGACAACAATACTAAGTTTATTGTTGGAGAAAGAGAGATAACTGTAGACGGGGTATATCACACACCGGCCTCTACAGTAACCAAAGCGTACGCACCCTATTTTGAACCTAGGGGCACGCTAGAAAAATGGAGTGAAGTATTTAATTTGTATAACCGAGAGGGCATGGAAGTTCAAGCCTTTGCTGCGTTGTCAGGATTTGGCTCTCCTCTATTACAGTTAACAGGTCAGAAAGGCGCGATCATAAGTTTGGTACATAAAAATGCCGGTACTGGTAAGACAACAGTATTACGCATGGCAAACAGTGTATTTGGCGACCCTGAAAAATTATTGGGTAATCCTAAAGACACAGCAGTAGCGCGTGTAAACAAACTCGGCGTACTAAATAATATAGTAAACACTGTGGACGAGCTTAGTAATATGGACGCAGACCATATAAGCGACTTTGCTTATGAAGTATCTCAAGGTAAGGGTAAAGATAAAGGCACACAAACAGCTAATGCTAACCGCAAGAACGATACTACATGGCGAAACATAACACTTAGCACTTCTAACTCTTCCTTCTACCAAAAGTTATACGGGGGTAAAAGTTTACCTGACGGCGAACTTATGAGAATTATAGAGTTCTACGTAGGGTATGTAGACCCAGACACTATATCTACAGAAGAGGGTAAGCAAATGTTTGACCACCAATTACTTGAAAACTACGGGCATGCAATTGTTCCTTTCATGCAGTACGTGTTAGCTAATCCCGAATCAGTTAAGAACGATGTACTAGCGATACAGAAAAAAATTGATAAAGAACTACGTCTAACCTCCCGAGAGCGAAACTGGTCAGCGATTGTTGCGGCTAATATAGCAGCGGGTATTATCGCTACCAAGCTGGGTATTATAAAATTTGATATGCGGCGCATATACAGCAAAGCTGCTGAAATAATAAACCAACTAAGAAAAGATACTATTGCCCCGTTAGACAGCTATGTATCTATACTAGGGGCGTTTGTTTCAGGTAACTTAAATGGCTTACTCGATGTTGATGACGGCGTAGATCAGCGTACTTCAAAAGCTAAGGTTCCTAATCTAGAGCCTAGGTACGGAAAGCTAGTTATGAGGCACGAAGGCGACACCCAAAGACTTTTTATACCCGTAAAAGAATTACGTAACGAACTTAATAAAGACAACACGGACTACAATTCTTTTTTAGAAGACTTAAAAGTCCGAGGGATATACTTGGATACGGTTAACAAACGAATGTCAAAAGGAATGGCTATAGTTTCACCTGCTCAACGTTGCGCCATGTTTGATGCGGCACACCCTGAGTTTATTGATATGACTAAAATTGTAGAGAAAGCAAAAGACGATGCAGATAGAAAGGGTGGAGTACCAGATCAACTGGAAGAAGTTTAAAAAAGGTTGGTCTTTTTTTATACCCTGTCTTAAACCCGTTGAGGCTAAGGACATTTTACTAGCCGAAACTAAACGGTTTAAGTACAGGGTAGTTACTAAAATAACTATAGAGGACGGAGTGCGGGGCATCCGTATATGGAAAGTCTAGAGTGCCCCGTAGTAGTCAACGTCTTCCAAACGATCAAACAGAGGAGTAAGGTTTTGGAAGAAACTCTTGTTGAAGCGGATACCTGAAACATGCTCTTGCTCTTGTGAGGCACGAGACTTGAACGACCGTTTCAACGTGTCCTGAGTTAGGAGGCCGGGGTAACGCGACATGAATTCATATATCTTCATTTCCGTTTCCTCAAACAAATCAGAGTCACCTGTGGTTAACGCTAAGTAACGTCTCTTGAGTAACTTGGACCTAGTACGTAGCACTTGCCCTTCGTACTGTTTAGCCAAAGCTCGGGTTTCATAAAGGCTGGACACGTTAGCAGGAGCAAATCCTATCGCTTGATTAGCTAAGTTCCAAGCAGATATATCTGTATCTATTGGACGTCCATCTATTGTAGTAGCACCTTCTCGCGCAAAGCGCATAGTCTTTGCACCGTTACGAAGCCAGCTTGGCGCGAGTCCCTCAAACCCTCTCTGGAACT